TAGTGTTGATGATGTAAATAAACTATATCACTCTTTACAAAAACATACAACAAAACAATTTAATTACTATTGTTATACCGACCATACAGGTTTTGATGATGGTGTTAAAGTTATTCCTATAACAAAAAAAGATAAAAAATTACAATGGTACAAACTAGATTATTTTAAAAAGGATATTATAGACGGTGAAGATATTGTATTAATGGATATCGACCAAGTTATAATTAGAAATTGTGATTTTATATTTGACACTATCAATAATAATGAATTTAGAGGTACACATAGGTTTTGGTGGAGATGGAGAGAAGATAAAGAAAATAAAAAGCTTGCATTAAGTGGTAGTATATACAAGTTTAAAAATGGTGAACATCAATATATCGTTGATGAATTTGAAAAAGATATTGATTATTGGCAAGAATACTTTATTAAAAATGGCACAACAAGTGGACCTGTAAATGGCGAACAACACTTTGTACAAAAGATGTTAGAAGATAACAAAACTAAAACCTCAATGTTTCCTGAAAAACATATTGTAAAGTGGCATGAAAATGACTTTTATATACAAACATGCATTGAACATGATTATAAAAAATGGTCGGGTAATCCATATCTATTAGATGAAGATTGGCACACAGATGTAAAGGTAATTCATTATGCCGGAAATTAATTGGAATACTCCTGTTGATGTTTATTGTGTTAATGTAGGGGAAAAATACGGACCTGAATATGTGTTTAAACTTAAATCAGCTGTTGAAAGACATTTAACTCAACCTCATAATTTCTGGTGTATCACAGATAAACCTGAATTATATCCTTTTTCTATAAAATCAGATGATTTACCAGGTTATTGGAGTAAAATATCTGTATTTAAATATACTGGTAGATGTTTATATTTTGATTTAGATGTTATTATACATGGAACAATAGACGAATTAGCTATGACAACAGGAAATTTTCATATGATTTTACCGTTATGGAAAGACCCCAGAAAAGCAAAGTTTGTTTCTGATAGACCAGATATAGGTACATCTCTACATAACTCCTCGGTAATGAATTGGAATGATAGTAGAGAAATATACAATAAATTTATGAAAGACCCCGAATATTATATATTTAAATATAAGGGTGATGACAGATTTTTAACACACGAAACAGAACCAAAAACTTTTCCTACTAAAAAAAGGCCACCTATAATATACTCATATAGAGATGGTGCTCATTATAATGATGACAATGAATCTTTTAAATATCGTAAAGAATATTCTGTAGCTTTGTTTCATCAAAAACCTGAAATACATGATTGTTTAGAACATGATATTGTTAAGGAAAACTGGATATGATAGCACATTGTATATTCTATGGCAATAGATATTCGTATTCAAATGTTGTAACTTTACAGAGAGAGTTTAAAAAACATGATGTAAAATTAAAGTGTGAACATATAAAAAGCTTTGAATCTATAAAAGAACATTGGCATAAATTAAAATACTTTGATAATACAAATGAAGATACTATAATAATTGATATAGACCAGACAATAGTAGGTGATATATCAGATATGATTAACTATCCTGTTAAAGACAATGAGTTAATTACCTACAAAAACTGGTGGGACCATTCTCCTAAGTGTCCAATAAACGGTGGTTGGTATAAATTCAAATCTGGTAGTTTGCAGTATGTGTGGGATAAATTCAATTCCGATATAGAAAAATGGCAACTTCATTATTATAATAATGGTACAGTTCATTATCAGTATTACGGTGAACAAAATTTTGTATATGATACAGTCTTAGAGAACGGTGGTAAAATAACTCATATGCCTATTGAATGGTATAGTAAAAATACAATAAATGAAAATACTAAAATAGTTCATCATGTGGGGATAGATAAATAGTAATATGTGGTTAACAATTTCAATATTAATAGGCATAGTGTGGTCTCAAATTATTTCACACTTTGGTGCTAGCATACTATTACATAGACATTATTGTCATAACCAATTCAAAGTACCAGTATGGTTTGAAAGAGTTGGTTTAGCAATGTTAATGATAGCATGTATTAGAACACCAATCGGGTGGATTGCGAGTCACCGTATGCACCATGCACACTCTGACGGTCCAAATGACCCACACGCAGCTAAACATGTAGGTTTCTGGAAAGTATTATTGACTACATGGAATATCGAGAAAATACCTATGAAATACGCTAGAGATTTATATAAAAATCCTAATCTAGTATTTTGTCATAAACATTGGTTGAAAATACTAATAGGTGTAAATGTTGTTAGTTACATTATTTGTCCATATTTTTGGGTGGCCTTTTGTGCCGTACCATTTGTTTTTGCAAAAATAGGATTTGGACTATTGAATACAGTCGGACATAAAACACCAGGTGGCGCTAATGTACCTTGGTTAAATATGTTTATTGCAGGTGAAGGCTATCATAAAAATCATCACGAAAACTTTAAACGAATTAGATTGCATAAGTTTGATACAGGTGGTTGGTTAGCGGAGAAATTATTTTATGACAAACAAAGAAAAAATACTTAAACAATCATTAGCTATTAGAACATTTCCTATTATTGAAGTTCAAATTGTTTGTGATAATTTCAAGTATGATGATTATACAGAGGTAAAACCATTTCACTCAGATATTACTGAATGGTTGAAACCTATCATAGACTTATCAGATTTTAAATACTTATATCCAGCTAACGGTGTTACTGAGGGTATCAACTATTGGTACATGCAAGAAAATAGAAAAATAATTAGACATAAAGATGATTATGTATGGTTACCTGAAAGTGAAACTGGTGAAGTGTTGTATATGTCAAATCCATCATCAGCCGATGGCAATTTAAAAGATATACCTACTAATATACCTGTTGTATTAGATATTGCACACATAGGTTCGTGTAGTTCAGATATAAAAATTAAAGTGCCTGATAATGTCGAAAAGGTATTTTTCTCATTAAGTAAATGTTTTGGTATGAGAAATTATCGTATAGGATATTATTGGTCAAGGACACCAGATTCACAATTAGAAAGATTAATTGGGTCTGCTAAGTATTATAATTATCACTCAATGCAACTAGGTGAAGAGATAATTAGAAAAGTATTACCAACACATGTTAGTACAAGACTAAAAAAATATCAAGAAAAAATATGTCAGGATTTAAACTTTACACCGTCTGATAGTGTGTGGTTAGCTACAACAAAAGATAGTGATTATGATAAGTTTAAAAAGGGTGATGTAAATAGAATTAGTTTATGTGATTTAATAAAGGAAGAATATGATACAACCTCATAAGACAATTCAAGACATTAGAGGTCTTGATGACGGACATATAAGACAATTAGCAAGAGATATACACCAAGACGGTGTAGCTGTAATCTATAATCAAAATCTAAAAGAAAGTGATTATATTTATTTTATGAAAAGATTTGGTGAATGTGAATCACCTGATTTGTTTATGAATCCAAAAGAACATCCAGAAATCTTTTTAGTCACAGGTAAAAAAGTTGACGGTAAGAAAATTGGTATGTTTGGTGATACAGAGTTAGGTTGGCATTCAAATGGTAATTCAAGACATTTGATTGATAAGATATTAATTGGATTGTATTGTGTTAAAGAAGACATTAATACCACATTAAGTGTATGTAATACTTCTAAACCTTTTTATGATATGTCTAAAGATGAACAAGAGTATTATCGTTCTATTACAATCAGATTAAAATTTAAAAACAATACAATATATGACTTAGAAGAGGGTGACCCAGAGTTAGAATTTATGAGTAAAAATAAAGGTAGTATTCGTAAGTTGGTAGATGTACACCCACATAACATGTCAGAATATTTTTACTTTCCATACCACTTTATTTGTAAAGCATGGGAAGGCAAAAAACAAATTGACCATGAAGAGTTAATCAGTAAATTAAAACCAAAGATATTTAAATCACAGTATCAATATCACCACATATTTAAAGAGGGTGATTTACTTCTCATGGACCAATTTACAAGTTTACACCGTAGAACACCTGTTATGGATAACAATCGTTTACTATGGCGAATAGCATCGGATTTTAACAATGTTTACAAGTAAAGAAGTACCTTGGCCAAAGATAGGCACCATGACCGGTGAAATACCTATGAAAAGAAGATATGCATTAAGAGATATGTCTTATCTTGACACACTAGAGGCAAGGCCTATTTTTGAAAAACAAGCCGATATTATCATTAAAAACAATTACAAAGGTATTGTTGATATAGGTTGCAGGCATGGACCTGTAAATGATTTTCTACATGAAAAGTCTTATAAAGATTATCAGTATTATGGTTTTGACACCTCACCTGAACCTATTGAATATGCACAAAAACGGTGGCCAAACTATCAATACGAAGTTAGAGATTGGGCAACATTAAAAGATGTTAACTTCAAAGTAGATTGTATAATTTTTAGTGGTGTTTTATTGTATGAAAAAGACCATTATAAAATGTTCACAAACATAATGAAATTTTATGATTGCAAAAATGCGATTATACAAGAGCCATATCACGAACAAACATATTATGAAGAAAAATTAAAATTAAAATCAATCACAAATGATATGCAACAATATAATTTTAAAGAAAAGACTATTGTAGAGGCAGAAATATTTTGTGGTAAAAGATTGGTAGGTGAAGTATCATATGAATAAGATTGTAGCAGTAAATTTTAGTAATGCTTCTAACTCTATGCAAGGTAGAGGTTTAAAACTTTTAGATAAATTTATTCCATTTTACAAAGTTATTAATTTAAGAGATTTTTGTATACCTGTATTAGATAGTAACATGGCTGATGGTAATGTACCTGATAGTGTAATAGAGTTTGACAAGGCATTAATTGACGCAGACGCTTATGTTTTTTGTGTTGCTGAATTCATGGGTGGATATTGTGGACAATTTAAGAATGCTATGGATTGGTTAGTTGTAAAAACAAACTATGATAAAGATTTAAATATACCTTATAGTATCAGTCATAAACCAATGTTTAGTGTTACATTTTCACCTAGTAATAAAAATGGTGGTAGACATGCAAATATGATGAAAGACTTATTAAAAAATTTTCAAGTTGTAAACCACGGCCATATTGTATTTAATCATGGTTGGGAAAAATGTGTTCCAGGCAACTATGAATGGGTAAAAGAAGACGCTGAAAATATGAATAAAGTATTATCAGAACCTTATGAAAAGAAAAACAAAATTACTGAACATACGGATGTAAGAACAATATGTAAATGGATTCATTTGTATGAAGAGTGGGATAAAAAATGGCAAGATATAGAATAGTAAAGAATATAGATGAAAAATTGCCTGGTGATGATATACAAAAATATATTGACAGAGAAAATCCAGAAAATCCTGAACATACTAAGGTAAATTATAATAATCATTATAATGGTTATAAAGGTGTTGTATGGACACCATTAGATGTACCTTATGTAAATTTAGATTTAGATTTGATGTGGAAAAGATGGACAAGTATTAATGATAAAAAACATGTATGGTTTGACAAAGACAAATCTGATATTAATAGTTCAAGACATAGTACATATATTAATCACGACTACAGAGCATTAATGTTATTTACGAATGGTGCATATTATGGAGATGTTAAAGGTGAGTGGTGTGACTTTGTACATGATGAGTTTCCAGATGTAGTAAAATTTATTGATTCAATGCCCTATGATAATGTAAGGTGGTTGGCATTTGTGGGTAGAGATACACACGGTGTTGGTCCCCATTATGATGAATACGATAAGGCAAGAGAAGATTTAAAATACCAAGAACCTAGTCAAGTTAGAGTTAGGTGGAGTAAAGTTACTGATTGGGAAAAAGAACATTTATATTTTACAAAAGACCATGCTCAAACAAGAATATATCCTATGTTGCCACCAGAAACAAATGCTATGGCATATGACGGTACAGTACATGAACATGGAGCGGACGCAGGTTACCACCCTACAAAAAGAATTCAATTAATGCCAATGGGTACTTTAAATATTCCTAAATGGCATGATTTGTTAGAACGAAGTATAGAAAAATATAAGGATTATGTAATAACAAAAGATGATTTTACAAAATAAAAAATTAGAATCAATAGACCCTATTGACGCAAATAAAATGGTTGCTGAGCATGGTTATTTGGTGATTGAAAATAGTGGTGCAAGTCCTGAAGAATTTGCAGAATGGAATCTTGCATTTGGTTATCATATAAGTCCTGATATTTGGTGTACCGATAAGAAACATAGTGAATACTTTTGGCGTGTAACAAATAAAAAGATAGACGGAGAAAATCAAGGTCTATTTGCAGATGATGAATTGGATTGGCACAGTAATTTGGTACCTCATGCTGATGCTCAAGAAGTTATAGGTTTGTATGGTAAAACAATAACATATGATACCGAAACATGGATATGTACTAGTATTCCTTATATGAAAAAATTAAGTGCAAAAACTAAAGAGTTATATAAAAGTTTATACACTAAATTAAATCATTCGGGTGGTATTCCTATAAATCAACCATGGAAACCTGATTGGGATAAAAAATATACTGATACAGTTTTAAACGGTATAAAACAAAATAGAAATAAAAGTAGAGCTGATTTAGTTGATAAAAGATTTAAAGAGTGGCGAGGTGTATTAGATAAACATAGACTAGTACCAAATCATCCTTTAGGTATTGAGGGTATATTTTTTCAACCTTATGAAATTACAGAATTTGTCGGTTTGTTAAACTTTTCTCACAAAGAATTATATAATGAAATATATAAAGACTTTATAACTGACAAGTACACTTATAAACATAAATGGAAACCTGGTGATATTTTATTAATGGACCAGTTAACAACCATTCATAGACGGCCTACGATAGCAAAAGACCAAACTAGAGAATTATTGAGGTCAGCATGTTGGTATAAAAATAGGAATCATTTTGAATATGTCTTGTAAAATTTCAGCATTTAGTTTTAGTAATAACTTAGATAGTATGAATAGTAAAGGTCTTCTAATGATGGATGACCATATTAAATTTCATGTATGTAAATCTATGTGTGATTATAATATGAAACTGATTGATACAAATGATGTTGATGGTAAAGTTGATGATGGTATAAATCAATTTGATAAAGATTTGCATGACACAGATGTTTTTGTTTTTGCTGTTCCTGAACACACAGGCCATTATTCAGCAGTTTTTAAAAATGCGTTAGATTGGTTAGTTGTAAAATCTAACATGAATAATAATCTAGGAACATCATACGGATTTTCACATAAACCTATAATACTAATTACATTTACACCATCAAAAAAGGCTGGTAATAGACACTTTGACATGACTAAACACTTATTAGAAAAAATGGGTGGTAATGTTGTAAAGAGCTTTGTAAAAAATGATTGTTGGGATAATCTGTATCGAGAAAACATGAGTTTCATAAGTGAAGAATGTAAATATATTAATGAATTCAAAAAAGATTTGGTGACCATTGAAAAACATGAATCAAAACAATGGAAAAATAAAGATGATATGATAAGTTCATATAATAATTGGAAAGATAAATGGAAGTAAAAAGATATTCAGAAAACCCTAATGAGTATTGGCCATTGATTGAAAAGTTTAGACAACAATCATTTAAAGAGGGTAATAATAGTATCGGTTATGATAAGTATGACCCCGATAATAAAGACATAGAAACATGGATGTGTTTTAAAGATAATAAATTAATATCAATATCAGCTGCTGAAAAATCTCATTATACAAATGACCCTAATATTGCAGTAAGAGTATGTCGTTATCATATACTAAAGAAATATAGATTTAGTCATTGTGGTTTGATTATGGGAGAACATCAAATCAAGTGGTCAAGAGATAAAGGATTTAAGATATTATATATTACACATGACATAAAAAACAAAGCCATAAATAACCTTTATCAAAGAAGAAAACAAATGACAGATAAGGCATTTAAAGAACATATAAATGGTGAGTGGTACACAAAATTACAAGTAGAGAAGAATTTTTTATTTAAGACTGGTGATATGTTGCAATATGTTTATAGCATAAGACTACAAGAGAATTATGATTGGCAACCTAAATCAGATTATATAATTGAGAGGAAACATGATGGACAAATTATCTAAACACAGTTTACCTACTGTAAAAGAATTAAATCTTAATATAGATTTAGATAAGTTAAGAAAAGCTACAGATGAGTTGGCTGAAAAGTTTACAGATGTGAGGTCTGCTAATCCTATGTTATGTATGAATCATGAGGAATTAGTTAAAGATGTTTATGATAACTTTGAACAAATCAACTTAACTACACCTAGTGAGATATTACCTCACACCACTAGTATTAAAGAAAGATTGAAAAGAAGAGAAGAACATTTATATAATGTACCTACAGATGATTATAAAGGTAGTTATTTTGAGGAGATTGTTACACAATGTAAATCACCAGCAAGTAGAATTAGAATTACAAAATTAGCACCAGGTAAAATGATACCATGGCATGTTGATTATGATGTATCATATGGTGTAAGAGTAATTGTTCCTATCTATGGTGACAATAATGTTATTAACCTATTTAAAAGAAATAATAAAATAGAAGCTTACAATCTTAAAAACGGAGTTGCCAATTTCTTGAATATAGGTTATACTCACGGTGTCGTGTCTATGAGTAAAAAGGCTAGGATAGCTTTAATGTTTACTTTAGATGGCACTAAAGATATTCTGTAAATATACTCAACCCTAATTTTTTACCTTTAAAGTTACTTCCACAATGCAATCTTACACAATCAAAAACAATTGCATTACCAGGTCGCCATGCGTGAGCGGAGTTAAAACTTAAACCTTTCAACCATTTATCTTCTAAATGAGTTAGATACTTTTCTTTCATTATAGTATCAAATGGTATATTTGATTTGCCTACAACATTTTCATAATCATATACAATAGTGTTGTAAAAGGTTTCTATATTTTCTTCACCGTTAAAAAACTTACTAGGTCCGTCAAGATATACTTGGTCAAAAAAACACAAATATGGTTCTTCTTTTGTGTCATACTCTAAGGGTATATTAAAGGCTTTATATGTTAGTGGTAAACTATGTTTATCGTCATTGTGTATGATATGTGGTTGTTTTACTTCAAAAAACATACCAGACATTACTTTACTATTAGGATAAAATTTAGATATTTTATCTATAATTTTGTTTAGTGTTGGCGAGTCATAATGTTTTATATCAGAGGTTATAGGTCCTGTATTTTTGTAAACTTTATTAATATTACCATAGTATTCCATACTTAATGTTTCTATATCTTCTTTTGATATAAAATTTTCTATATAGTATGTTTCTTCTAAATTTGATAATATGAAATCTTTATGTTCTTGCGACCTAGTGGGCATGTTGTAAATTAGCAATTAAAGCTGTTACATTCTCCGAAGTGAATGGTACATTAATAATTAAATGTGTACTGTTTTTAGACCAACTCATAGTTCTATGTACTCTTTTTGTATTTACATAATATGGTCTGCCATGTTCAATTAACATTTTCTCATGGCCATGTATCCAATCGAATTGCATAGGACCACAATCTTGCAAAAACACAGCTATTCTAAATGAATCTCTAGGCATAGTTGGATGGTCTCTATGTGGATGAAAGTAAGCGCCCTCGCCACATTTTACTAAAAAGGTTCTGCCTAAAGTAGGAAATATATTTAAAAGTGGGTGTAAACATTCTAACTTATTATAAACTTTAGTAGGTACATTAAACTCTGCCTCATTGACATATCTATTCGCCTCTACACACGCTTGTGCTAAACTAGGATTGTCTTGATGAGTTTTGCCTGGTAAATTTAAAAGAGATAGTGCTTTACGATTATTAATCTTATCGGTTCTAGGTAAATAATCTACCCAATCGTTTTCAAATTCTTTAATTTGTTTTGAGTATTGACCACAATTAACTTTTACCTTTAGGCCTTCCCAATCACCTAAACTTAACAACGCTACTTCATTGGCTAGAGTTTCACAATCTACTTTTTTCGCATTAAATTTTACTGACTGACCACTTACACCTGGTTTCACTATTACATTATCTGTCATAATATTCTCCTATACTATTATTTATGCGTTCACCTTGTACACCATTTCCTAGGTCATATCCCATTTCTACACCATCTTTGAATACTTTTCTAGTAGGTTCGGTATCAATTTTGTCAGCATATCCTAAACCTAATAACATATGTACATGAGTTTCGCCTATTTTTTGTCCTAACTCTCTCGATTCTAAACAACCATTGAACCCGGTATTTAAACCTATATCTTCAGCGGCCAGTAATGCAGTTGTTGAGCTGACCATGATATCTTCTATGACTTCTAAATTATTTTTTTCAGAAGCCCATGCTAAGACAATAGGTGCTAACACCTGTCCATTGTATCTTCTTAAACCGTTACCTTTAGCGCCTCTAATTTTATTCAAACAATATGTGTGTTCCCAATATAACCAATCTTTTATTTGTTTGCATTTTTTCGTTTCATCAAATATCAAAACTTTGTAATTGTATTTTAGTTGTTTTGAAGGAGACCTATATATACAGTCTAATACATAATCGAGTTTATGTTGTTCTACCTCTTTTTTTGACCACCATTTTGTAGTGTAACGAAGTTTTAATAACGATTTTACAGACATACACTTATTTATCTTGTATAAATATATAAATAATAGGAGATAATTATGAATACAGTAATGATTGATGGCAAAGAGTTTGATGTCGCAAAATTGAGTCCAGAATTACAAAATTACCTAGTGGTAAGACAAGAAATTCAGGCCTCTAAAGTAAGACACAATCTTGAGCTAGAAAAAATCGAAGTGTTAACAACACATTATAACAAAAAAATTGCAGAATTAGTAAAAAAAGAAATACCAGAAGAGAAGAAGTAGATGGCAGCCATAGCTAACCTTACAATCGACCAAGGAACAACATTCAGTTCAGATGTAACAGTCAAAGACGCAAACAATAATCCGTTTAACTTAACAGGTTATACTGCTGAAGCTAAAATGTCCAAAGGATATTCTTCTACTCGAACAAGAACATCAATAACTACAACGATAGCCGCTGACGCCACAACTGGTGTTGTCACACTATCATTAACATCTACAGTTTCAGCAAACCTGGACGCAGAGAGATATGTGTACGATTTAGAGATTACACAGACCTCTAGTGGTAATGTTACAAGGGTTATTGAAGGTATTATTACAGTTAGACCTCAAGTATCTATCTAATACAACTCTTTTTTGTTATAAATATACATACGGAGAGAAAAAATGCCTGATATTACAGCTAAGATAAATGTAAATACATCACAAGGACCACAACAAGTTTCGGTGTCCTTGCCATCTGCTCAGGCGGCAGCAAATAATTCTCTACAATTGAAGTTGTTAGGCGATGTTGATACAACTACCTTAAATGATGGTGCAATATTACAATATAGGTCAAGTGACGCAAAGTTTGTAACTACAAATGAAATAGTAACTACAACAGGAACTTTGACCATAAACGCAGGAGCATTTTAGGAGTTTTAGATGGCAACAGTAATTCAGATAAAAAGAAGTTCAGCGGCAACAGCCCCGAGCACGCTGAAACTTGGTGAAGTAGCTTATACATATGGAACAGGTACACAAGCCAATAGTGGTGATAGACTATTCATTGGTGAGGGAGGCGTTGACGGAAACGGTGACGCAAATAATGTAACAGTAATTGGCGGTCAGTATTTTACTGACATGTTAGACCATGTTGCTGGTACTCTAACAGGAAGTTCAGCACTTACAGCAGACTCAAACTTAGCCATTGACCAAGTAATTATTGGTAATAGTGCTACAGTAGGTGGTACAGTAAAATTCAATGAAGGAACAAATAACGGCACAAACTTTATAGGTTTGAAAGCTCCGAATGCCGTTACAGCTTCACAAACATTTGTTTTACCTGACGGTGATGGTACAGCAGGTCAATTTTTAAAAACAGACGGTTCAGGTAATTTAGATTTCGCAACTGTAAATCAGTTTATTGATTTAGCAGGTGACACAGGAACAGATACTTACAATACTGCTGAAACACTTACCTTTGCAGGTACAGGTGGTTTAGTTCAGACTGTAACAGACAATACAGTAACAGTTACAGCAACAGCATTAACAAACGCTAACTTATCAGGTAGTGCAGGCA